AGAAACGATTGATCTTTGGGTAGAGACAAGCAATCCAAAACTTGGAGAGTATGAACTAACTCCTCCACAACCTACGCCAGACGCAATATGGGGTCCGGGATATTGGATCATTCCACCACCCGCGACTTATACAGCAAACGCTTGGTTGGAGAAAGAAGGTTATGGGCCAACACAATTAGTCACATTGCTTGATCTTACGGCACAGCTTCAAGTGGCAGGAAAAGTAAGTCCAAAACTTGATGCAGTAAAATTGTGGACAAATATGATTCTTGCAGAGTATGTGCAATCCGACACTCCAAAAGAAGATTGGGGCATCCCACCATTTTCTTTTTCGGAAACAGTTACAGAAGCATTTAACATTCTAAACGGATAAGAAAATAATCAAAATGTAATTAAGTGATCCTATAAAATATAAATTAATGAATCCAGATAGTAACATAACATCACATGGAAATGGAATTGCTGGCACTGTATTTAGTGTATTTGCTGTAATGATCTCTATGCTCCCAGAATTAGATGTTTGGTTTAGAATTTTAGCTTCAGTTAGTGCAATTATTGCAGCATGGGTTTCCATTTATGTAATGCTTGCAAAACTGAAAAAAAATAAATAAAATAAAATTATGATTAAAAAAATAATCGGATGGCTAACTGGAACTAGCAAAACTGTCCTTGAATTTATTGGCCCTATTCTTCAACGTTCAGTAGCTGATATTTTGTCAAAAGTTCTTCCAATCGCACTTGAAGTTGTCGAGTCCCTTGCAACTGATGACGAGAAGACTGGAGCGCAAAAACGACATGATGCGTTTAGGAAAATCAAGACTATTGCTACTCAAGAAGGAATTGATGCGGGAAATCAAACCATCAATCTCGCTATCGAATTGGCACTTTCCAAAATTCGCTCTTAATGGAAGAAAAATACTGGTTCCAGTCTCGCACGATCATCGGTGTTTTTGTGATGATCTTGTCTCAAGTATTACGGCATTTTAATGTTGACATCGTTAGCCATGAGATTACAGAAATAGTGATTATCTCAATGGATGCGATTGGTGCATTTCTGGCTGTTTATGGGCGAATGAATGCTAGGAAAAAGATTAAGATGACGAAGCCGGGAGGTGCGTTTAATCCTGAAGCTGAAGTTCGCAAAGCAAAAAAGGGATGATGCCTTTATTGGCAGCTTTTTTAGTTACAAATATTCCTTTCGAGGAAGTAAAAATACCAGACAATACAATAAAAATTCTGTCAGTAGTGGATGACAGATCATTCATCATTAGATTAATTTCTAGCATTAGAATAAAAGATATTTCGTTGATTCCGCCAAAAATTAACATCAAAGGAGAAACAGATTTTTAGCCATGATTTATAAATTACTTGAAATTGCTCAAAATGAAGTTGGAGTTCGTGAAGTTGGAGGAAATAACAAGGGGCAGCGGATACGGGAATATCAGGCCGCTACAGACCTTGTTCCTGCTGCTTGGCCTTGGTGTGCCGCTTACATTGATTGGTGTATCAAGGAATGGCTTAAAGACTCTCAAGTTACTAAATGGTTAAATCTTCAGCGAAGCACTCCCGAAGAGTGGCGACCAAAAACTGCGCTTGCTTATGGTCTAACTGCATGGGCAAAAAACAAGCCAAATACTACTCGTATTTTTTCTGAAAAAGACATGGCAAAACTTGGAGATATTGTAACATTTGATTTCTCCCATGTGGGCTTTGTTGTCAGCGACAACGGCCATTGGATAGAATGCATAGAAGGTAATACGAATGGTAGGGGAGATAGGGATTCAGAGTCTGGAGATGGAGTCTGGAAAAAAATTAGAAAAAAAACTCTTGTAAAAGATTTGATTCGGATTAATCCAAGCGGCTCCATCAATAAATAAATGGCAAACATAAATCACAAGTGGAAGCGGATACTGGCTGTGTCCTGCTCCCATGCGAAATACTGCGACAAAGAAGCACTCGATGCCGTTTTGAAGTTTCAAAAAGACTTTAAGCCGCATACAACAATTCACCTCGGAGACTTCGTTGATTTAACTGCTCTCATGGCAGGGGCCAAAGGGTCAAGCGAAGCAGAGCCATTAATTCCAGATATTGATACTGGACTCATGCATTTAAAAATGCTGAAGGCAAATATTGTTCTTTGTGGAAACCATGAAGATCGCGCATGGAGACTTCAATCAAGCAACAATGCGGTAGTAGCTCATGCCGCATACAAGATTGTTGAAGCAATTGGAGATTGCTGTAAAAAACTTCGCGCTCCGCTAATCCCTTGGGATGGGGTTTTCCAGATGTTTGACATCGCAGATATTGGATTCCAGCATGGCGTTCTTTTCAACGAAATGGCCGCTAGAGACACCGCTGAAGCATTCTGCAATAGCACAAGAAGGAAGGTTTGCTTCGGCCACACGCATAAGGTTTCCATGCAATCTGGAAGGAATCTTGTCGGTGGAACTGGATACAATATCGGATCTCTAACTAAAAGGTCTGCGATGGACTATGCAAAGGGACGCAGGGCTACACTTGCATGGCAACAAGGATTCCTTTGGGGAGAGTATTGCGAGGAGTTGAAGCAATCTTGTATTCACATAACAAGCCGAGAATCAAATCAACCTTGGAGGCTTCCATGACGCCAAATGATTTTCTTAAAATTATTCAACAAGAAACCTGTCCTGTAGAGGAAATCCCGGAAGGATGGTATTGCGTTGATGATTTATCAAAAAAATGGAATATAGGTAAAACATGTATACATAAAAAAATTAATCAAGGTAGAAAATTAGGTTATGTCACTCAAAAAAAATTCATAGTTAAAAGGGGTGCGGTTAGAAGCGTTCCATATTACAAATTCCATGAAAAAGAAAATAATCAAAAAATCAATAAACGGGAAGACATGGAAAATACGAATAGGTCACGCAGGAAAGACAAACGGAGTTGATAATGATGGAATTTGCGACTATGCAAGTCGGACTATTTTTATTAATCCAAAATGCGAAAGGTCAATGCTGAATGTTTTGTGCCATGAATTGCTTCATGCAAGATTCCCCGATCTTGAGGAGGAATCCATTGAAGATATGGGTACGCTTCTGGCAGAAAGCTATGAAGAAATGGAAAAAATGTCTTCATATGTTTTGACAAAGTAATTTCAAACAATTAAATCAAACAAATTATGTCCTGCAATTGCAATAATTCCACATACAGCAACACTTGCTGCCCCGACACTCCATATCCTCAGGTTTCACCTGAAAGTGTTCCGTCTCTTATTTCAAATCTTGTTTACGCTCTCTACGGAACAATTACTAAAACTGTTGTAAATGGACGAGTTGTTTGGGATATTCCGTGTGACCCAAGTGCTGATCCTGCCACTATTGATGGATTTCCGAGACTTCCCGGCGAAGGATTGCTTTGCTACATTATCCGTTATTTTGACACGCTTGATCCAGAATTGCTTGATGTAGTCACAATTTCTGGCACTCAAACCATTGCTGGTCAAAAAACATTTACTCTTCCAGTCCTTGGTGATGCAGTAAATAACAGTCTTGCTCAAACAATTACTGGGAATAAAACATTTAACTGGATTAAATTGCCTGTAGGAACAACGGCAACTCGTCCAACTGGTCAAACTGGTCTTGTTCGTTTTAACACGGATCGCAATCAATTTGAAGGATACAACAATACAACTTGGTCTGGAATTGGAGATCAACCTGTCGGTGGTGGAACAAATCGTGTTTTCTTTGAAAATGACATTGCAATGACAACAAATTACACTATAACATCTGCCAAAAATGCAATGTCAGCAGGGCCAATCACAGTAACCCCCGGAGTTACATTAACAGTTCCATCAGGCAGCGTTTACACAATCGTATAATATTATGTCACTAATACTTGACGGAAATTCTGGAATTACACTAAACGATAAAGGTGTTAATTTGCCTACAAATATTGTAATTACATCTGGAACAGGTTCTCCAGAAAACATTGTTGCCGCACCTGTCGGCAGTATTTATACTAACATTTCTGGAGGAGTATCAACAACTTTGTATATTAAAACATCTGGAGCAGCAACAGCCACTGGATGGACAGCTAAATAATACTATGAGTCTCATTAAAGCAAATGCAGTCCAGATTGGACAATCGGGAACAGCAACAGATAATTTTACGCTGGCAGTGCCATCGTCACCAAACGGAACGATTAAGCTGGCACGGGGCAATGCAGGCGCAACTACGCAGGATGTGATTAATGTAAGCAACACTGGCGTTGTATCGTTTCCACAAGGTTTTGCCACAAGCAGTATCACAGCTAACGTCATTGGAAATCTAACAGGAAATGTTACAGGAAATGTTACAGGAAATACAACGGGTAATCTTACAGGAGATGTATTTGCAAGCAATGGCACAAGTAAAATTTTAGAGAACGGAACTAACGGAACTGATGCTACCTTTACAGGAAGTGTGAGTGGAGGAACACTATCTGGCAACGCATCAAGTGCCACTGTAATTGCATCGGGAAGCACTGCAAGGTCTTTAGCTAACCGATTTGCTGATATTTTAAATGTATTAGACTTTGGAGCATACAATGACGGGACTAACGCACCTGCTACCAGACTCGCTATTCAATCTGCATTAGATTTAGGTAAACCAGTATATTTCCCAGTAGGAACATATTTGATCGACCAAGAACTTGTATTAAAACCGGGATCAAAGATTATTGGAGCAGGAACATATTCTGCATTTGCAAATTCATTGGGGGGTCAACCAGCCCCATTAAAAGATATTAGCGTTGGAACAACATATATTAAATATGATGGTATACTTTCTACGACTGCTTGCATTATCAGAGCTTCAGTAGAAGCAGTCGGAATAGAACCAACCGATACAAATACACGCAACTTATTAAATATTGGAGTTACTGACGTTGTTCTTGATGGTAATGGTAAGGCTGGAATTGGATTATATGTTGTTCGTGGATTAACCAATAATCAATTTGATCGCATCACTGTAACACAAACTACCGCTCATGCTTTCCTTGTAATGATTAGTTTCATTGGGCAAGTAAATAATTGGGTAGCATATTTTAACAAGGGATGCGGAATTACAATTGGTAAAAATGTGTATAGTTGGGTTTCTGCAAATGTAACAGTTGATGAAGTTCAATTTAATTCTTGTTTTGGTTATTACAATGGTTGGGAAACAACTGGAGCAAATAGAATTTCATTAAATGCATTCAATGAAACCACAGGAGCAGATAAGGAATATGGCATTGGATTCTATACAGGTAGAGCTTGTATTTTTATCAATGCTCAATCTGCATATAATGGTGGTGCTGGAATCTATTGTGAAACTGACAGGTGGCCGTTGAAATTCTCAAGCTGTTATATTGAAAACAATTGTAAATCAACCGCCGCTGATCCTGTAAGTAAATATGGAATATGGTTTAATGGTGTAACTGGTAACGCTTCTCGCCATGTAACATTTGATTCTGTGTATTTTAATGGCCCATCTGGATCAATAGATGGAATACGCTTAAAGGGAATTGCCCCATCACGAACTGGTGAAGATGCCGTTGTATTTAACCAAATTCCAGTTTTACGAAATGTAAATGCGGATTGGAGCAATTATCGTTTGGTTGATTGTGATAATGATGTAGTTATTACTGGAACAAAACCAGTAATGGTTCAACCAGTTCTAAACGCATCAAGCACTAATCAATCCCAGTTAAACATGGGGATTTCTGGAACAGCTAATTTAAGTATTTCTGGAGGAGCTATTACATCTTCAAGATTAACAGGAGTTATTAATTCAGTTGAATACACATCAACTGGAACTTATACAATTACATTTAATCAAAATTTAGTTGTTGGACAATATAATGTTATTGGAACAGGATCAGATAATTTAGTGATTTGTTTGAGTTCAAGGGCTGTCGGTTCTTGTGTAATAACAAGCTACAATACATCAGGAGCATTAGCTGATTCTAGTGTAGTAAATCTTATTATTGTTGGAGGATATACATTATGACAACTGAACAAGCCAAAGAAATCCTTGCTAAAAACAAAGTGACAAAAGAAGAATACGAGAAAGCTAAAAAAGAAGGTCGGATTACGAGATACTAATTATGAGCGCAAACATTAAAGCATCAGTAGACGGAACACAAGCAATCATTGGCGTAGGTGGCATTGACCAGATGACCGTAAGCAACGCTGGCGTTGTGACGGCAAACAGCTTTGTAGGGGCAATCTCTGGAAATCTATCAAGTGCTACTGCTCTTGCAACTGGAAGCACTGCTGCTCGTTCGCTTGCTAATCGCTTTGCTGATGTTGTCAATGTAAAAGACTTTCTTTGCAGTGATGGATTGCCTGTAGCTGGAGATGGAGTGCATGATGATACTACAGGGATTCAGAATGCGATTAATGCTGGTGAACGAATATATATTCCAAAAGGAATATATAAAATTACATCTACACTTAATATAAGCGATGTTGGGAAAAATATATTTGGAGCAACCAAGCATAACACGACCCTTTCCGCAGAACATATTAATGGCCCAGTAATACAGATAAAACAAAGAGGTTGTAGAATTGAGGATTTAACTATTACATCAGCGGGAACGAGGCTTGCCTATACAACAACAAACGGCAATAATCATGGGATTCAAGTTGACGGAACAAATGATTCTGGAACAACCACTTTTACTTATATTAAATGTATTATAATTACTAACCAACCAGATTGTGGAATGTATATTTCCAAAACTGCATCAAATTCTATAATTGAACAGGTAAATGTGCAGTTAAATAAAAGTCACGGATTTCTACTTGATGATGGAACATATGGGGGTGCAACTTTAAAAGAAAGAGTTGGGCAAGTAAATTTTAATTCTTGTAGATCAACAGACAATGGAGGAAATGCTGTTTGCCTGTCTCCGGCTGGAGGAAGTTGTTATAGAATTATATTTGATAATTTAGAAGCATTTGGAAATAGCAATAATAATTCGATTATTGGACTTATAGATACTGCGTGTTATATTAGATCACAAAATACATCTTTTGTAAATTGTGGTATTAATTCTGGTACAGGGCCAAATTTTTATTTGGAAAATGGAACTCTTAACTTCTCATGCTCTAATCATAGAGTTATAAATTCTGCTCAAATATTAAATTGTGCAGACGATAACTTGACAGGTATATATTTTGATAATTTTTATGTTGAACCAGCATTAACTCTTCCAGCATTTAATATTAGCGCGGGAACAACTGGTGTATTTATTAGAGCCGCAAATTCTAATAATATACCCACAATGGTTACTTCATTGAGTTTTGCTGGCACATATTGGATATCGAAAGATGAATATGTAATAATGCCATCTTCTAATTTGGGAAATGTTCACTTTCATGTTAATGGTGTTGCAAGCGATACTATCGATACTGGAGCAACAAGAATTGCTGCTGGTACTGTAATGATCTCAGGGGAAGGCGGCGTTGCCGATAGCACAGGTAGTTTGTATCCCTATGCAAATGGAAATGTAGCATTCCCAAACGGAACAAAATTTACAATAGTAAATCCAAACGCATATAATATTACAATCAATAATGGGTCTGGAAATATAAGAACAAAAACAGCAGCAAATATTGTTTTAGGGCAATATGAAGCTGCCTCATTTACAACAAACAACATTAATGCTAATGCAATATATTTTGAATCATGAACTGGGAAATTACAAATCTTAAAACATCAAGCGAACCGCTTTCAGAAACAATTATATTTATTACATTTAATGTAGATGATAAAAAATCAATAATCTCAAGAACAATTAAACTGAATACACCAACAATAGAAAATTTTACAGAATTTAATCAAATTTCAGAAGAAAAACTTATTTCTTGGATTAAAGATGTTCTTGGAGATAATGGTATTTTAGAACTTGAAAAAGAACTTTCAGAAAAAACTTTTGAAGCTGGGTTAGAACAAAAACAAGTTCCTTGGAAAACTAATGAAGTAACCAAGGAAGAATACGAAAAATCTAAAAAAGAAGGTCGAATTACACAATATTAATTATGAGTTACTGCACACCATGCCCACCATGCGACTACTAAAATAATTATGTACATGAAACAAAAATACGAACTTCCAGAAGGTTTTGTTGACCTATCTGAAGAAGTTAAACCAATGATGGGAGTGTCGATTTCCGAACCAGAGATAGAAGAGGAAGAAGACGATAAAGAGTATAGTTATCCTTCGCTTTACTTTGACAATGTAAAGGGTCTTGAGAAGCTTAAAAAAGAAGGCATGGCAATCATCCATTACAAGAAAGTAATGGAGCGCAATGAAGAAATCATGCGTAATGGCAAAACTGAAAAACGTCATTCGGTTGAGCTTTGCATCTGCGGCATCAAACCAGAATGCTGCGAAGAAATGCCAAAAAACGAGATGGAAAAAGAAGATGATGAAGACGCTATCGAAATGGGATTGAAGGCTGCGGAGGGCGAAATGGAAGACGAAGAAGAATACGAAGATTAATTTTATGGCCGATAAAACAATGCCTCCAACTGAGGCTCCAACTCCAACAACAGAAGCGATGCCGGGTGAAATGGCCGCACCAACCCCTGAAATGGCTGCTCCTACTGATAGCGGGAAAGTTATGGTTCAAATGCCATCTGATGCGTTTGACAACCTCTACACCTTATTCAGTCAGCTCGCTTCTGGACTTGATGCTCTTAAAGCTGAAATTGATGCCCAAAAACAAGGTGGTGTGACTGCTCCTACCGCTGAAGAGGCTATGGCTGCAGAGGCTGCAATGCCTGCTGATGAAGATTTTCTAAAAAGTATTGCACAAGAAGGCTCGATGCGATAATTTCGCTCCATGTTTGTCTCTCAAATCTTTGAAGAATGCGCTGAAATCTTAGGAACAACTGACGAAAATAAGATATTTCGTAAGATTCAGCAGGCAGTAGCAACTTTAATGGAGTCAGGCCACTGGACTCATTCAGTTGCTGATGTCGATGTCTGCACTGGTTGGGACAAGTGCAGTCTCACGCTTCCTCGCGGAATTGATGTTCCACTTGCTGTTAATATTGATGGTTCTCCAACATATTTCCGTAATCGTCTATTTCAATATCATGTAAATAAAGGCGGAATGTTTAATTCCGTTGAATGGGCATGGGATGATCGAGGATATGTTGCAACGCTGATGGACATTATTCAGCCTTCTCAGCTTGTAGCTGTGGCTGAACTAGAGAATGATGTTGGCAAGACAATCCGTGTTCTTGGAAAAGATCAAAACAACAGGACGATTCGTTCCCAGATTGCCAACGGAACTGGTGTTGATGGGCTTTTAATTCCAATTCACTCGCAGAGTGATTTTGCGTATGGAACGATTGCTCCAGATGGTGCGACTGTAAGGACTCGTAGCGTTGCAATCACTCCAATTAACTTGTTTGAATCTTCAACTGAGCATGGGCTGGCATCTGGTCAAGGAATGAGCGTTACAGCGACAACTGGAACGATCCCTGTTGCGCTTGAGAATGGTCAGACATACTACATCGGAGTAATTGATGCTTACACCGTTCAACTTTTCAATGATCCTCTTAACGCGCAGGCATTGCAATATCCGATCAACCTGCAAAGCATCGTTGGTGCTGGTAATTTGGAGTTTAAGGATAGCCGTCAAGCGCAAGTTGTAACTGCCCTTGAATTAGCCTCTGCTCCTGCATTTACGCTTGACGAGGCGAATCAAATTACATTCCCAGCAGGACAGTCTCTTCCATCTCCTTTTAATTCCCAAACAATTTATTATGCGAACGCTGAAGATGACACGCATCTTACAGTTTTTGAGAGCGAGAATGATGCAAAGAAAAATATCAATCCAGTTTATACTACTGGAACTACTGCCTCGCTAAATGTTGATATTCGCAAGCAAATTGATCCTCAGACAACGCTGACATTTGCTGTTCGTCATTACTACAACGAGGGAGATCAAGTTCAGGCATTTACTGCTAGTGGAACCCTGCCAAAGCCGCTGATTGCGAATCAAAACTACTTTGTAAATATCATTGATCCATTTACGGTTTCTTTGCACGAAAATAAGGCTGATGCTATTGCATCTACCCCAACCAGCCTTGTTAATCCTATTGTTCTTAAAGATTCTGGTAGCGGAACAAATTCTATTGTAAAGCTAATTGCAGCTACTGTTACTACTGGAACATCATCTCAGATTACCGCTCCCGGGCTTAATATTGCTACTCCATCTGGAACTGGCGCACAATTTCAAGCAGTAACGGTTGGATCAGTTGTTGCTGTAACTGTTACTGCTGGTGGTTCTGGATATGCGTCTGCTCCCAGTGTTACCTTTTCTGATCCTCCATCTCAGCCAGCAAGAAGCACAATTGCAACAGCTACGGCTACTGGATATGCAATTCTTGTTTCTGGCGCAGTAAATCAAGTTGTGATTACAAGTGGTGGTCTTGGATATTCTGCTGCTCCTACGATTACATTTAGCGGAGG